AATGAATTCATGACGAGTGTTCGCAAAATCATTAGTCAATACAACCGTGACATAAATTTCAGATACGATGAAATAGCTGATGATGACAACCGGTGGCTTCGAACCATTTATATGTTGAATGACATGGATACACCAACTTTCAAAAAAGAATTGCAAAGAAGAGACAAAATGCGTGAAAAGTATCGCGACATACGAAACATTTTTCAGATGTTCGTGGACACCGCGGGAGACCTTCTCAGACAGTATGTATTAGATAATTCAAAGTACAAAGAGATCAGAGATATACTCATCAAATTGGCGAGTTACACCAACGACGAGATTCGAAAGATTCATAATCGTTACAACTGTATTATTCCATACACTTTGCAAATAAGTTAACAACATTGTTGTAAAATTTTCTAGTAGTTGGTCCATTACCTGGACTATTATTTATGTCTATGACACACCAACCTCTGCTCTTATCTTTTATGAGTTCTACGCGACCATAATCTAAATTAATATGATTCATAAAATTTATAAAGTTTTCCTTTTTATCACCCAGTACTTCAATTTTTACCTCTTTCATTTCTGAGTTTGTGTATTTCCGGTTTATATTTATATTGGTGTCATATGAACACATTATACAAAAAAAATTAATTTCATGTGTCTTTAGATTTCTAACAACAAAAACATTAAGTTCTTCACACACGTTTGTATCCGAAGACTTTAGAATTTTTTGGCCAATAAAATGTTCTTTGTCGTAATTACTTTCGAACACAGCTCTCCGAACTTTATGTGTCTGACCATTTTTTAAAGATGAGTCAAAATGATTACGACCTTTGACTATAATATATTCATCCTGATCGTCATAGTTTATATCTCCAAGACCAAAAATTATGTTATTTTTCATTATCACGTCTTTTGCTGTATCTTCAAACTTTAGATTATAGTTCCACGTGTTTGTTTTATTACATTCTCGATCAAAAAAATCCTTAGTTATAGGTTTGAGAGCACAACAATAGTCATATACATATAAATAATATTGTGAAACACACGAAAGTGATTTTAGATTATTGAAAATTAAAAAATCCAAACCATATGGATGAAGTGATTTATGTTTCAACATTATTAGTTATTTAGAAATTTATACATACTATATTCTGCATTCTTGTACGCATGTTCACTCATACCTTCACAATTGCGTAACACTTTATCGAAAAATTCTTTTCTTTTTGTCATGTCATCAACTGGTTTTGTAAAACAACCCCATGCATATCCATATATATCTTCACCACAGTGGTTTTTTATGTCAATTTTATACTTTGGTGGTTTAAGATTGAATTTCTCAATAACAAATTTTACAATGGGCCAAGGTATTTCATACCCATCCAGATTGTCGTACTCATCAAAATATTCAGTCGCCATAAGAATTGGTTCTATGACTTCCAAATCGTAGTGATCGTTCTCTATACTTTCGTCTAAAGAATTATTCGCTTTGCATGTAATTGGGTCAAAATCTTCAATTTTACAACATTCTGGAAATTTATGAATTAAAGTTTCGATAAATATTTCAACTTGGTCATCATTAATATCATAAAATTCGGTACCCCCACCACGCCTTACATTGTATTTAAATAGAACTTCTTTTATATAATTTTCTACCATAGTATGGCTGTTTTTAGGACATGACACAAGTGCATCACAGATCCATGCATCCGGTGCATAAGTAGTATATGAACTCTTTCTAGACATTATATTTGATGACTTTCCAATTTTCTTTTCTGGAAAGGCGGGATTACTAAGCACATATATATGACTCATTCCCCTAACAAATAAGAGTAACTTCGTTTTAAGCTTTTAAATGGCCATATGTTGTTCCACCAGTTCATTTAATTTAGACAAGGAAAAGAAATGAGGGAACTTAGAATATCATCCGTGCGTGATGGAAGTTTAGCCAAGATTACCCAAAATTTTAATAAGAACCCAATCATGATTGTTGGAAAAAATAGTTTTAGCTTTTTACCATTCAATAAAGTGTCCGTCTCTAGAACAAATAACACTCCTCTGCGACCAGGGGGCCCACGAAGCTGCTCTCCGTGACAACAAAAACAAGTTCAGAAATCTGACTGGATACGATCTCACAAACAATATAAGAAGTAAAGTCAAAAGATCTGTAAGGTTGATGGACATAGAGGCCTTAGCCAATGAAGTATACGCGTTGGGAGCTGGATATTCCGAGCGTGTATACCATAATGCAATGGAAGTTTTACTCCGTGAAAAGGGTATTCCATATGAAACGGAGAGAATCGTTCCAGTCACATTTCATGGACATGTGATTGGTAATCTTCGTGCAGATATCATAATCAACAATCAACTTGTTCTTGAATTTAAAACTATCAAAAGTCTTAATGATCAGGTGGAGTTACAGGGGCAAAACTATCTGAATCTGACTGGGTTGAAGACTGCGTATCTGATAAATTTTCCCCCGTTTCCGAATCGTGAAGTTGAGGTTCGTCGAATTGTTGTAGAAGAACCACAAGCGGAAACAAACGTGACATAAGCTTATAAAATTGTTGCACTTCTTTATAGTGTTCTTCGGGATCACCTGACAATAGTTCATTCGCTCTGTTTAAATGATATTTTGCCTCATTTACACAGAATTGATTATATTTATCCATTAAGAATAATGAACATCAACTCTTTAAACCGTTGCTATGAATTCCCATTTGAGGTCGTGACATATTTTCTTCCATATGACATCCTGTTGATATAACTTTTCTTTGGATTTCAAAAGTGGAAAATACTGTAGATATTCGTCTTCACCCAAAAGTTCGCAAAACTTGTAGAGTACGTACGAATAACTCAAAAAGTTTTTTCGATCTATCGGACAGTTGTCGTCGAATGGTTTTTGAATGTCCTTGAACATGATTCGAAGTTGTTCTTCCAACTCTTGTGGCATGTTCGGGGGTTTGATGCCATTCAACATGTTCGTGATGTATGGAACGTGTTCATAAAATTTGTTCCACTTCAACTTTTTCAAAAGACTTCGAATCTTTGTGTGTGTGATTTCCTCTACAGACTTGATCTTCATCTTCTTCAACTCAAGTCTTAACTGTTCTATGACCTCATCTGGTATGGTTGTCATTTCTTGCGCTTGAAATTGACTGAGCCATTCATTGAAATGGTTTTCCCTCTTATATGAATAATTTACAATCTTCTCGAACATCTCCTGTTCTTCTTTGTATGTGGGCTCTTCATTATTCAATATCATCGCCACCAATCCACAATTATCGCACACGTTTTCACTGGTATCACTAAAGTATACTATGTTACTACTTTCACAATGTGAACACGAATCGTTCCTCTTAATCTGAGGTCTAGATATATTCTGATTTTCTACATCTATTAGGTAATCTGTAAATATATCTTTACGTTTTATACCATTTGTTTCAACCACATTAAAAATATTATCGGTTGAAATGATCTCCTCGGTATCTTCCGTATATTTGTTCATGTAAGGCATACACTTTATAATGTAGTCACTCATATCCATCTCGTATTGATCTCGTTTAGATGGATCCTCATCTATGAGTGATTTCCAGTTATCTAGTTTGTTTTTGTATCTACTTAAAAAGTTACCTTCCATTACTATAAATGATAATGCTTCGTAATCTTTTAAGCCATCTCATTATATGGATATACAGCATCTATCGAAAAATCGTCGATGAACCCGATTTCAAAATTGAATCTCGCGAACTTGAGTACTTTATTGATCACGACAAGAAATACACCGTAATCGAGGGTGGGTTTTGGGAACGCGAATCCGCGAGTTGGAAGGATCGCATTCTCAATAATTATTTTGTCGATGTAACCAATGAACCATATTATAACGAAGACATCCCACTTAATGTCACAAGGTGTACATTAAGAATTAAATATTGGTATGGAAACAGGCAATACAAGTTTATCACTAATGATATCAAGTCCGAATGGCCGGTTACATTTAATAACACGATCTCATTCAACATTCCATTGATAAATGTTTCACTGCTTGATGTTAATGATAAACCTGTACGAAATATAACAAACAAGGTCAGACGATATTCGGGTCCAAAGGGTGATTTTCACGGACAAAACGTACCTATCAGAGACATGCTCTACTATGATGAAGAAACACTCAAGAATGAATACCCAAAAATTAAACTGGTAAACGCTTTAGGTCTCTCCAAGGTTGTATCCTCTCATGAAGACGTTATTACGAGTCTTCGGATACCTTAGATGCGAGATAAAACTTGAGTTCTCCAAGATCTGCGACATTATACTTCAATATCAAAAATTTACTGTTCGATTCTTGCATGAGTTGTACAGTGGAACACATACTCGTCGCCTTTGTAAAAGTATTCATATATCGAAGTGAATAAATCCCTGAGACGTACGGACTTTCGTCAACACATTCGATGGATGTTTCTTGATTTGCGAAATCTCCCGTACATCTCATGGTCAATAGATTTTTATTTCTAATGATTTCAATGTTAGCGCCAATGTTAGACATGTCTCTACACATTCTCTGAAAGTCAGCCGATTGCATTGTCGTCACGGTCGTCATATTGATATCCGGAACTTCAATCCTATTTTCATTGATGTCTAAAAGTTTCAATTGGAAGTTAGTTGTAGTTTTCTTTGCTTCACTCTTAATGCTAATGTCCATGTATTCCTTAGTATTTACCGTAATCGTCAATACGTCGTTATTGGTAATGGTTTTCAAAAGTTTGAATGTATTCGAAATATTTATGCCCGCCAAAATTTCATGACTACATTCATATTCGTCGAAGTTTTCTGCCGCTAGAAAGACATCTACGAGAGCAACCCTAGCTGTATCCAACGTGGTGATGTACATGCCATCGGCTTTAAAGTAGACGTTGACATCATTAAGAATGTCTTTTAATACTTCAAATGTTGACTTGATTGCTGACGCTTGTATAGTTACAAGTTTCATAACTAGAATAATTTGTGACTACGTCTTTATATTATTATACGCCTCGCTCACACTGCGGTTAATTTTAGCTTCTATATCCTTTGTCATCGCGGGTTGTAAAGAAACGCCGTAGTTATCCAAATTAAACATACAATCGTCACCATCTTTACCATCAATAGAGCTCATCCCACCACCAAAAGCACCAAACTCATAATGTGAGAGTTCGTTATTTGGCAACAATGATGTGAGCCAATTCTTGATTTCGTGACCAACCAATAACTTTCCATTTTTTGTGAGCATGGTTGGAACCCGTGTGATACTGGATCTGTAATTATAAGGTATGCCTTGTGTGTTTATGTTATGAAGCTTAACGAGCTGCTTCAACTGTGGATTGTTGTTAACGTACTCCACAATATCCAGGCTGTGTGGACAGTTTGGGCTGTACACCAGAAGAGACATATACTATAAATACTCCATTTATTTCTGAAAAAAAATTAACGCATATATAATAGTAATGAATAACATCTACATTCTCATCGCTCTGGTGATCGCTCTCATATTGATCTTTCTCCCAGGTAGACCTAAAAGGACACAGCGAGAGGCCGAGGTGTCCAAGACAATTGACATCGACGCGTACGACGAAAAGAAGGCTGAAATCAACCACGACCTGATGAATAGAATAATCATGGAAACCAATAGATACATTTCGGAAAAGTACAATAAACCCACCTACATCATTGAAACAATTGCCGCGAAGAAGTATCAACATAAACTCACGAATGATGTGTTCTACCGATGCATGTTCATGGTTATGAGTCGGACCGGTTTCGTATCCGGTTTCACTGTGACTGCCGATGTTCGCGTCGAACCAAAAACTGAAGTTATTGCGTTAACCAAACAACCGATCGATGTAAAACTCCCAGGTGACACGACTCCGTATGAACAGAGTGATGTCGGTGGTCAGGAATTTTTCGAGTACAAACTCGTGAAGGAAAAGGTTGAAGTTAACTCGAACGAGTTGAAAATGGTGAAAAATAAATTGCAGTAATTGTAATGATCAATGTCTCTGATATCGTGAACATTGAATCTAATCGTAAAAAGATTAAGAAAGAATTGTATAAGAAAATATACGAACAGTTCTGTAGAAAGATCAAGTATACGGTCGAGATGGGTGGTAAGCATGTATTTTTACGTGTTCCATCTGTCGTCTTTGGGTATCCAACGTTTGATAGAATTCAAGCGTGTGCATACCTGAAAAGACAACTCGAACTTGGCGGTTTCGTCGCCAGGACGTTGTCGGGTATAGACTTGTATGTGACATGGGAAACACCCCGAACATCCAAAACACAAAACCCACAATCAATCGATGACGTAGAAATACCATCCTTTATAAATTTGAAAAAGATGGCAAACAAATACAGGAGAGGTGCGTAGCACTTTTCTTTTAAAAAACCCACTTAATGATAAATGGACAACTTGAATGTGCTCGTTGAAGCTAAGAAAGAATACATCGGACAACTTTGCACCGTGATGTGTCCACCTATGATTGAGGTTTTTGCTGAAATGTACGACGAAGCTTCCAAACTCGCAAAGGGACGAAAGGTGTTGATCATGTACCAAAAATTGTTAAAGGAAGTTCCCAACTGGAGTAATGCGATGTCTAAGAAGCACACCGACAATATCGCGAGTCGGTGTGCCTGGTTTAATGATTTATTGGCGGCTGTTTTTGTCGCGTGCACCAAGATCCTGTCGTCGGTAAGACTCAACGCCGATAATAAGAAGATTGCCTTAAAGCTCCCGTCTAATGAAGTTTTCATCCAGACTTGTTACAATAATATCGCCAAAGATCTCTACAAGGATCCGTATGTGTATCACGAAGAACAGTCGGAATACGTCAGAGATAGTCAATTGAAAGCTCGTTTCTGTGTCTGTATCGAAGAAACCGTCAAGGAATTGATCCCAGTTCAACAGATTCTTCAAACGTACATGTCCCAAACGAATCGTGATATCGATTTGGGTGGTGAAAATATGGAAACGGACACGGAAGATCCGGACATCTACGATGAAATGGAACCACAACCAGACTTTAGCCCAACTGAACCGGAAATGGAACCGGAGGCGGAACCAGAGGTGGAACCAGAGGCGGAGCCGGTGATGGAACCAGAACTTCAGTCGAACGGTCTCGAAAATGAATTCAAGACCATAAGAAATGTCCCAGTTCCTCCAGGTGAACCCAACGATGACGATGTTCTCTTTGGTGACGCTGTCGATGAGAGAACAAAAAAAGTTGGTTATAATTAAATGGAACTCTCAGACTACCTCCGCGACCCAATGTGGGCAGGTCTCATCGCGGCTGCGATCACTGCGGGTTACATCCACTTGAAAGCTCGACTCAACAATGAAGGTAAACTCCCGAACAGCAGCTATGTGAAACCCGCTGTTCTCAACGCGATTCTCGTTTATTTTATAGTGGCCAACGGTTTGGGCCAACGCGAAACGATTTCCTCGGAGCCGTTCTAACTTAAAGATTAGATGTGTGTAATACACAGTATAATGGCTTCGGTGACCGCATTTAATGACATGATGGGTCAATTTCTTGTGGAATTGCACAAGACTTTTCCAGAGGAAAAGGGAATCAAAAAATTTATGACGTCTTTTGACTTGCTCAAGTCTGCTAATCCACGCAAGTGTGTGGAAGCATACATGTCCGGTGTTTCTACGTACGCCGGGAAAATTTCTCAAAAGGATGACACCTTCTTTACCGAAGACATTAAGAATATCGAGTTCCTCCAAGATTTGAACATTGAAGAATATTGGAATGAAAAGATGTCCGAGAGTACCAAGAATGCTGTGTGGCAGTACCTGCAGACACTTTACATGCTCGGTACGACGATTACCGCGATCCCCCAAGAAACATTGTCGGTCATCGAAAGTGTCGCCAAGGATTGTGCAGATAAGATCCAGTCGGGTGATGGTCAGATTGATGAAAAGGCTCTGATGAGTATGTTTGCTAGCATGTTGAAAAAATAAACTCACACTATATAAATGAAGGTTTGGTTTGAAGACCCGCAAGAACTCATCCGACGTGATAAGGTCTTGCAGTTCTGGCCTACTAATACCCAGTCGGCGGATGAGCGTGTGAATGCTGCGTCTCGATTTATTATTTATGCCGCATGTTTTATCTATTTAATTCGCCGTGATCCGAGAATATTTATTCTCGCTGTTACGGTTTTAGGTGTTCTTTATGTTATGTATAACTCTGATATGGTTAAGGAGGGTGAAGCTCGTCCAACGATAATTGAAAAGCAAGCCGAGTCTGGTTGTCAACTTCCGACCATGGACAATCCAATGGGTAATATGTTGTTGTCTGATTTTGTTGATCGACCCGATAGACCCTCCGCGTGCTATCACACTTCGGTGAAGCGGGAACTCGGTCAAACTTTGAACGAGCGTACGAAGTATTCCGCGGGTCGTTCCAGGACGGCTTTACCGCAGTACCAAGTGAACGCTATGGCGAGGCAATTTGTCAGTAACCCAGTGACGACTGCTGCGGGTGATCAAACTGGATTTGCCGAGTGGTGTTACGGTAAAAAGTTTCAACCAATGTGCAAGTCTGACACGACTTACTGTAACCCAAATGCCCGCGGTGCACAACTCGAGGCATTTGCGGGTCTTGATCCATCTGGTCGAGGACGCCAAGGAAGTAGGTTTTCTCAAAGTATGCCCTAATAAAAAATATCAAGTAATGTTAAATGGCATACCAGTTGCAACCAGGTCTGACTCTTTTGCAACATGATGCAGTCCCGATCGTCAAGGCGACAGAAGAGGTTTTCGTGTACCCTCAACCGAGTGCCCTTAACTATTGCTGCCGTCCTTCGACGATGATTTATGGTACGGCTCCTTACATGGCGGGTAATGGTTCTCCGGCACGTTATATTGAGGTGAGTGATCAACTTCGTCCTCAGTCGACGACGCGTTTCGGCAAGGTGTTGGTGAAGCCACACGAAGGTGGATATTTCCCGATCGGGAGTGTGGAGTGTAAGATTCCTTTGAGAACTCTGTCGTACGAACCCGCGAGTACTCGTGCCTATATCCAGAACAGTATGTTTAATCAGCGATACATGCAATAATAAAAATGTTAATAAGAAGTAAGAATGGCAGACCCCGTGTCAGTGTTGGCCGTCGCCGGATTAATTTATGCCGGCAGAAAGCTTAGTGAAGTTCCAGAGCAACCCCCTAGACAGGTAGTCAGGGAGTCGGAACTTTTTGAAACTGAATTCGAGGACATTGAATTTACGGATCCTTTTGTGGATCGAAAGTCAGAGGTTGATTCGTTTGCCGTCATCGCACCACAAAACAGAACCGGTGGCCAAGAACTTTTGGATATGAGAGGTCGTCTCTACGATCAGGGTCGCATGAACAACCTCTCACCAGTCGAAAAGAA